TAAAATCATATACAAATGATAAGTTACTACTATCAGTAGAATTATTTGGAGACCTTAATATAACTACACTACTAGATAAATTATCGAATCCAACTATAGCGTCTTTTACACCAGCTGTCCCAGTTGTAAAATCATTCCATGCTATAGTAAAATTAGGATTAAAAACATTTATTTTTTTATCAATTAGATTGCTTACCTTACTGCCATCATAAATATAGCATCCACTTTCATTTACCCAGATAATACCAAATTTTGTTTGGCAAACATTAAATGAGTGCGATATTCCTAAATTATCTATTGACTCTTCAAGAAACCAAGAAGATGGATTTGGATTTCCTATATTTATAATATGGATAACACTGTGTTTAAAAGCTACTAATCTATCCGCAAAAGATTTTAAACATATATATTCTCCAAAGTCACCCACAGAAACATCAATATAATTTGACTCTAAAAATGTATCAAATTTATTTATCTCTGAATACATTATTCTATCGCCATGCTTAATTAATTCGTTATTCTTATCTCTTACTTTTAAATTAGCTATATAAGCTCTTCTATTAGTTACTATAGATGTTTTATAATTTTCTCCCTGCTCCCCTATAGAAATGTACTGCTCTTCTGGGCTAAAACCATTTAGAGATGAGTATGTGTCAATATTAGGCCCTTCTGAAAATAAATCTGTAACATAAAAGCCATCGCAATTTGAAGTATTGAAACTCCATTGAGTGTAATTATCAAGCATTGACATTCTAACACCGCTGACAATATCTATATCGGCAAACAAAGTCAGAGGCTCTCTTGAGTTTTTTTCTCTTATATATATTCTGCCACCAGATATTCTACCGCTATAAGCTATGTCTGCGTATATACTAAATTTAAATTTAAAATTACCAACTCCAGTTAAATATCCACCAGCCAATGAAGAAGCTCCGTCACTTATCTGAACTGGTAAGGATTCTTGAGCATTGTCATATATAAAAGTTTCGTAAAATTCCCAATTATTTTCAGGCCATAATCCAGAATTAGAATCTTCAGTAACTGCTATATTAAAACCCACTCCCCTAACTACTACTGGAGTAGTCTCGTCGTTAATAGTTGAAGCTGTAGTCCCTCCATATCCTCTAGATACTTTAACGCCTCCAAAATTATGAGAAGCTCTATCTACTAACATTACTTCACTTGGAGCGACAGTTAAATCATTTGCTCCTACAGACACTACATCCCCAGCTCCCAGCTGGTCGTTAACATCTACGTTGTTTGTATTTTCAAAAAAAAGAAAGTTTTGAGTACTTGATATATTACTAGGAGCGTCCAATCTTAATTTATTAACTGAATCTGCTAATTGATACTTAACACCTCTTACGATGTTAGTGTTTACTTTGTGATAATTTGCTAAAACAGTTGGCGTATGACTACTTGTTAAATAAGAAAATGCTAACCCAGCTTTATTAACAGGAGGGTTTAAAGTATTAGGGTGTTGTTGATACTCATTGAACGATAAACCTTCTTTTAAAGCAAATTGATTTCTTTGAATATACCCATACCATTTGATATATGAAGGATTAAGGTCATTTATATTAGAGATTCTTATAGCTTCATCTGCAAAATGAAAAATATACTTATTATTATTTCCAGAAAGAGAAGGGGATATTGCATCTGTATTCCACCCATTGTTTGTAGAGGATGAAGAAGTTGTTTTATTTAAAGACCATATATCTATAGACCCTGATTGACTATCTACAGGAACTAGTGAAACATTATCTATGTACGCTACAAACTCTGAGCCATTAGCTGCATCTATTATTATTTTCGCATGAGTAGATGTTCCCGCATATACAAAATCAAAACTTATTATTTTTGCGACTGTAGAAGAAGTAAGTAATATAGATGCATCACTATCTATATTGTAAGAATCATCTGACAACCCTAAGGCTAGGTGCCCATTAGTATAATCAGATGAAGGAATTTCAACAGATGCTGATAACCTATAAACTCTACCTTCAACCATGCTTTCGCCACTTAACCCGCCATCATCTTCAAATTTTTCTCCGTCAAGAGTTATATATCTTCTTCCACTCCCTTCGCATTCTAGCTTTAAATAAGGGTCTGTAAAAAAAGTCCCTTCAGTTGCTCCAGATGTAACAGTATCGGCTATTGCCCAAGCATTTCCACCAGCTGCATTAGTCCAATTATTAAGTCCTCCGTTAAATGTGACATCTCTATCCTCAAGCTGATTGCTTACTTTTTCACTAGAGTTTCCAATAGCAATTAATTTATCCCCAATATCTTGCTGTATAGATATAGTTACAGCTTTGTCGGTGCTTGTCTCATTTGTAATTCCTCTTCCTCTTAAAACATAATGTATATCCTTACCTGCACTAGATATAGTTTCTTCACCTACTACAATATTAGAAACTGTAAATATCCCATTGTTGCTTGTAGAATTTGATATCTTTATAATATCACCAACACTAATCCTACCAGATGAGTATGTATCGTTGTCCTCTCCTCCGTGAAGAGTCATATATTGTTTGTTAGGAGTCGGCATTAATGGCTCTCAGTATTTGTAGGTGGAGCAGATGGGTCTTCAAACCCGGAAGAAGCTGAAGTTTTCGGGTTAGTAAATGTAATTTCACCGTCGGCATTTGAACCGTCGCTTGTTTGGTGAGTTACTGAATATTTATAGGTTTGACCATGGTCTGATTCAAAATAAAATAAGTTATAACCACCGCTACCGCTTAATGTAGATTTAAGCACTCCAGCTCCTCCCTTCTTAGATATGTAATAAGAAGAGGGTAGTATTGCACCACCTAGAGAAGAGAAGTTATGCCCAAATAATGAGCCTGAACTTTTTAACTGCCCTTGAGAATCTATAGAGAAATTTTTTAAATAAGCAAATTCATCTCTTTGTATATCTCTAGGGTCTGCATCGTTATTAATACCTCTTGAAAAACTTTTTATATTGTAATATAATTTAGCCATTATCCTTTTATTTCTATGTGTACTAAGTCGTCAAAACTATTGTCTTTAATTTCGCCATCACTATCCCAGTCGCCTCCCCAGCGAATATTCACACCAAGTTGCTTTCCAATTCCGCGAGCCATCCCACCCATATAGTGAAATCTTTCTCTATCTTTCCAATCAATAGGGTAAGGAGCTAAATCTACAGCTTTCCCCTCTAAGTGCTTACTGTATTTAGTTTTTGATTTTCCTTGTGCCACAAGATCTTTTTGTCTTTCTTCTGTTCTCAAGCCTTCAATTATAGTAACATCCATTATTTTTATAAGCTCATTAAGAACATTAATTAATTCAGGCTTTATACCTTTCATTCTTTCTTTTGACCTTTTACCAAATTTTGGCATTAAAATCTCCAGACCATTTTAACCACAGCCATCATTACATCCATACACTCTTTAGCAATAGCTTGTTGCTCTGCTTTTGTAATCTTACCATCTTTAGATGCTTCGTGATATTTTTTAGCAACTTCTTTTAATTCTTTTACAACCATTCTATATTTAGTGGCTACCATAGTGCCCACAGCACCGAGTATAATTACCATTAAGTATGCAAAGTTTTCCCAATTCATCCAATCCATATTACTGTTTCCTTATATTTGTTATTTTATATCCTAAATAGATAATTGTCATTACAGCTACAATACATTGTAGTAGCGTGCTTATCTCTGTTAAAGAAAGCCCATAATTAAATAGACTTGCTGTTGATACTTTTACACTGTCCATTACTTTTTGATTTTTTTAGTTTTACCATTATGTGTTCTAGCAAACTTATGCGTTTTAGTTTCTCTTATTAATGTACCAGAGTAGCGTTTACCGCCCCACATCCAACTTACTTTTTTAGCCATTACCACTTCACCTTATCTGCCCAATAAGCAGCTGACATTTTACCTTTTGCTATGTTTTTTCCGTGACGAGCTTTAAAAGATTTACGCTTTGCCTTCATTCTTGCAGATTCGCCTGCTTTAGGCTTACCTGCCGTTTTAGCTCCTTTTTCACCAAAACGAATTGTTTTTATTTTATTACCGACTTTAGCTACTACTATGTGAGATTTTTTAGGATGACTAGGAGTTCTTTTTGGCTTATTAAAACCACTTACTCCTGCTCTTTTTAGTCTTGAATCTTTTTTAATTGCCATAATAACTCCTAATGTTTTCCATTTACTCTAGACAAACTTCCTTTTATTTCCGAAACTTGATTGTCCAAATCATTAATTTCCTTCGTAAGTGAA